AGTATGTTATATTATTGTAGGTTTGATGATACTGGTGATACTAGATGTTAGTATATAGTTACTTGCTAATGATTGAAGTAGCTCAAGCAACAGTCGAAGCCCTTAAGGGTCTTCTTAGTGTTGGTCCTTATTTCCCTACCGCCGTCCTTATGGTAATCCAAAACTATATGGTTGTCAACCCCTAATACCAAAGGTTTTTAATATTTATGAACGCTAGATTGAAAATGACTGACTTTGACCATTCTTGTTGTTGGTGTAACAGTATTATAGATGACGGTAATCGTGCAGTTGTATTGAGTAATATCAGGGGTTTTCGTGGTTATTTAAGGTTACATCAAGATTGCTTTGATCGTATGACAGATAAGATAAAAAGAGAACAAGAAGAGGTAGCATGCTTAAAGCACACGCAATAACAGGGATACAAAAAGTAGCGGTTGAGAAGGGTGACATTATTACAGGCATGATAGCTAAAAGCCCGATATACAGTAGAATGAAGTTTATTTATAAAGCAAAGGGAGAGAAGCCCTATACTTTATCTATGGTAGAAAATGCTAACACGATACAATTCAAGCCCGATTTTACTGGATTTACGATAGGCAAAGATGGGGTTATATCTTCACCTAATGCTGTTAGGTTAGGAGTTCAATTAATTAGAGAGGATAAGGATGAATAATGCACAACACTAAAACAATACAAGAGTTAATGCTACTTGACGATTCAAAGATGATAACAGGGAAGTACGTTATTCATTGCCTTAGCCATAGTTTACCTGAAACAGTCGTTACATTGACCGTAGATGGACGTACTGAGCATTGCGGTAGTGTAGCATCAATAGAGTCGTATAAGGAGCCTGACGAGGAGTTAGAGTCTCTGTTTACCAATGGATTAATTGTGGATGAGTGGTTCAAAGTAGATTCACCTGACGCACATACAAGGATAGTATATGAGGTATTATAAGCAATGGGTATGTTTAACTGCATATGCGGTAATGAGGTAATATTTCAAGAAGACAATACTTGGGGGCCATGCTCTATTTGTTATAGAGACTGGGTAAGGAATGACGATAACGCTGACATTTGGACTTCACCAGTTGAAACCACAGAGAGCGTTAGGTCTAGGAATAAGAATAAAAAGAAACAAAGAATAGAGAGGTTTAAGAAGTATGACAACCATAAAGAAACTAATAAAGTTCCTTAAAACCCTAGACCCAGCTACGGAGGTAGATGTATTGTGTGTAGATTGTGTTGGTGAAGAATCAGCTATAACCTACGCGCCATTGATTCCTAGCTTTAATAGTGGTCATTTAAGGATCGGCGTAGACGGTGAAGACAAGAAGTTCCTATCGATAGGAGCAGTAACTGAAATAGAGCCACCAAAGATATTGGTGCCAAATAACATTAAAACAGTAAATTAGAAAGATTAAAACATGGCAGAACTATTACATTTAACACAACCTTGGGCATTTGCATATGTAGATAATCATGGTAAGGAAGTACATGGTAACGGTAGATTTAACTCTAAGATGGAAGCATTAATTGCACTATGCAAGAACGCTAACTTGCCATTGACAGAAGAAGTTAAAGAGGACTTTGGCGTAGCTGGTGAGCCTGATGATCTAAGTGCTGAAGTCATGTATCTTAAGGAAGAGCTAACCAAACTTAAGGAGATGCAGTTAAAGACATTTGATTTAGCTAGCGAGAAGCAGAAAACAGAGGGCAAAAAGACCCCTGCAAAACAGCCTTCAAAAGGTCAAAAGACCATTGTAAAAAAGAAAGTAAATGCTAAGTAAAAAGGATAACCAGTTAGAGAAGCCATTTCGCAAGAAGATAATGGACTTTGAATATGCACTCGCCCAGACTAAAGGAGCTGTCTTTGGCAATGCGTTTCCCTTAAAGCATACTTTCTCTGATGGTATATATGTCAGGGAGATTACGATACCTGCTGGTATATTCATGACAGGAAAGATACACAAGCATGACCACCCCAACTTCCTCTTGAAAGGGTCTGTGACCGTAATAACAGAAGAAGGAGGGGAGGAATATTTAGAAGCACCTTGTAGCATGATAAGCCCTAAGCACACTAAAAGAGCATTATATACTCATGAAGAGTGTGTATGGACAACTGTACACCTTAATCCAAGTAATATAACTGACATTGATAAACTAGAAGAAAAGATAGTTTATGAGTCTTATGAGGAGTTAGAGATGGGGCCAGTTAAGAGATTAGCTAATAAGATATGGAAAATGATTAAGCAATGAAACTAACTAAACAACAAGCTGATTCCCTTAACGCAGTAAGGACTAGACCTGATGTATTTGGGGCTACTAACTGCTTTATTAAGACTAAGCGTGGTGGTGAGTTAGTGCTATTTAAACCTAATGAAGTACAACGTATCTTAGATGCTTTCATTGACATACAGTTCTCTCGCAATAAACAGGCGTGGTTCATTGTGTTAAAGGCTAGGCAGTTTGGTGTGTCTACTTGGGGTATTAAACAGCAGTATTCAAGGATTAACTTTAAACGTAACCATGATACCCTGTTTGCTGCCCATGATGACGATAGTACAGAAAAGCTATTTGAACGTGCTAGGATCATGCACGATCATAACCCAGAGAAGTACCCTACAAAGTACAGTAGTAAGCGTGAAATCAAGCTAGAACACCAGAATAGCTCAATGTCGATTCAGACTATGGGTAAGGGTGAATTAGGTAGGTCTGCTGAGTACAAGGATGTGCATTTAAGCGAATTGGCGTTTGCTAAAGATGCTGACCTTGTAATGACCTCTATTGCTGCTACATTGCCACAGGAACACATGAACCATGATAGTATCTTCTGTATTGAAAGTACTGCTAATGGGCAAGGTGGTACGTTCTATGACCTATGGTGTGAGTCTACACCTTTGTTTGTAGAGAACTATTGCACACTGCCTAAGTCTAATTCTAATAGAGTAGGTATATTCTTTCCTTGGTTCATATTTGAAGATAATCAGCTAGAGATACCTTATGGGTTTAAAGAGAACCTTAAGGACTTTGACGATGATGTATTTGGAAATGAAAGAGAGTTGATGGAACTGTTCAATCTAAATCTAAGACAAATGGCTTGGCGTAGATGGCAGATCAAAGACTTGTACAACAGTAATCTTAATAAGTTTACTCAGGAAAACCCTGCAACTGACTCTGAAGCTTTCTTAGCGACTGGTAGACCAGTATTTGCGCAGAATGGCCTTACATTTCAGCGATCTAAGTGTCATGACCCTTTATACAGATGCGTGATCTCTGATGACGGTACGCACAATAAAGGCTCTCACGCTATGATTGAGATATTTGAGCCAGTGTGTTCTGGAGCGCATTATGTAATGGGCTTTGACCCAGCAGAAGGCTTAGATAAAGAAGAGAAGAACGATCCAGATGCAGGTTCGTGCCATGTGATAAGAGTAGATACCAAGGCTATTGTAGCCAAGATAAATACACAGGTAGAACTCTCTATTACATGCGCACAAGTTGATAAGCTAGGTAGATATTATAACGATGCCTACCTAGCTTTTGAGATTAACAACACTATGGGGGGTGGTGCTAGGGAGATATTCAAGCAATTAGAATATCCTAACCTATATATGAGAATGGAGCGTAGCCGTATTACTGATGAAATGACTGAGGCTGTTGGGTGGCGTACAGACATATCGTCTAGAGGGCTATTGATTAGTGGTTTACAAGAGGTTATCAGGGAACGGATCATTAGGGTTGTATCTAAAGAGACTTGCGACCAAATGGCCTACTTTATCACTAATAAGAACGGTAAGGCTGAAGCTAAGGCAGGGGAACATGATGATGATGTCATGAGCCTTGGTATAGCGGTTCAGATGCTATTGAAGCTATTGGACGAAGGTAAGGTCACTGAGATCATAGAAACACCTGAACAACACTATACAGATCGACCAGATTACGATGGAACTTTAACTTTCTACACGAATACATTGGCGTTCAATGATGCGGTAGATTTAATGCAAGATATGGAAGTAGACGAAGAATGGTAACTGAAACATTATTTTTGTGCGGAATGATGATCTTTGCTTTTATCGCAGGTAGTATAGCTACCTTGCTAGGGTCATGGCTAACACGCAGGGCTTATACTGCTGAACCTTTGTTTCCCAAAGAGATAGAGATCGAACCAGAGCCAGAAGAAGAAGAGGAAGAGCCTGAAACGGAAGCAGAGCGCCTAAGACGAGAAGATGCAGAATTTAAAGAGTTTAGAGGATTTCTATGATACCAAGGCATTTAGAGCTAGCAACCTACCTAGCAAACGACTGGAGCCTTGTAGGTGAGGTTTGTGATGATATGAATATAAGTAAGACTAACCTTACTACCCTGATTACTAACGCCCAAAAGAGGGGTTTGGGCATCGAGAGGGAAGATGGTAAGATTAGGTTGAAGTTCAACACTTCAGTTAAACAGGTTGAGTTAGCACTCGCTTCTCAGAAACCTTGACCCCCTATCCTTGCGCAACTTGTAATCGTCATGTATCTTTACAACTAAGATATAGAGGCGATTATGAGTACGTACAGACACCCACCAATAGATTCAACCGTAGTCATAAAAGACGCTCATATCACTGAAGGTGGTAAAGTGAAAATACGTATGCACGATGCAACCCTACAGGCATTACTAGATGATGTTCTTGTAGAGATGAAGATAGCTAATTTGCATAACGCTTTAACTGATGATATTAATATAACTGAAAGTGATTTACCATAATGTCTACAACTATAAAAGATGCAGATACAGGATATGTAGCTCACGTTACAACAGATGGAGAGTTGCTTACTCGCTCAGTTACTGAAAGCGAAGAAATAGCAGCTAATGAAAAAGGCAATGCCTACAACATTAATACTGGTGTAATAACGCTTACAGACGCCAATGAAACATCTGTTATGTACCTTAAAAACAACGAGAATGATAATTTGGTTATTTCGGGTATTGTTCTTGGTTTGTGGGCGAGTGATGGTGATGGTCTTGACATGATGACTACTTTTACCCGAAACCCTACAACTGGCGACATAATCACTAACGAGAATAACGTAGCAATAAACTCAAACAGAAACTTTGGTAGCGGTAATTCACTTCTAGCAGATGCTTATGTTGGGGCTTCTTCTGAGACAAAGACTAATGGTTCGGATCATATATTGGTAAGGATTACTGAAGAATCAAGGTCTTTTATAGGTATTAACGAGATTTTGCCAAAAGGGTCATCTATGGGTATTAATGTTACGCCACCTACAAGCAATACAAGCATGAATATGTATGCTGCTGTTATATGTCACTTGGAGAATTAGAGCATGGGATTTCAAATACAAGGCGTGAATGGCAAGATTGTTAAGGTTAATGGCGGTAATAGGCTGCTAGTGAACTCGATAACAAACCCTGTTGATGCTGATATAAATATAGAGTCTGGAAAAGTTTGGTCGTTACCTTTTGACGGTCTAAATCCAGCAGGTGCAAGTGACTATGTTTTTTACATTAAAAATGATGGTGACAAAGTTCTTCATGTCTCTGACATTCGGATTACTGCTGACGCAACCACTCAAGTAGAGTTGCATGGAGTAAGTGGCACTGCTGCTGGAGGTAGTGCTTTAACGCCTGTAAGTCGAACTATTGGTTCTGCTGCGGTTCCTAGTGCTACTATTGAGACTGGAACCGACATAACTGGGCTTACATCGCTAGGTACACTATTCTTTATCCAATGCTTAACAGCAGGTAATGAATACCACCTAACCACTAGCTCAAGAATAAGAATACCAAAAGGCAAGGCTGTAGCCATTCTTATAGAGACAGGCACAGCCAATGTAACAGGCGTAGTAAGCTTGGTGGAAGAAGAGTAGTGCCCGCTAAGACTCAAATCGTTGATGGTTCGGGCAATACTAGCTCAACTGCGAAAGTAACAACTATAGGGCAGTTGGTTACATCGCCATACGATTACAATGACGCATCGCATCAAGAGCTTGGAGTAGCTGATGTAGCTTATAACTTTTATGAGCCTAGACATGGTATGCAGTTCGTTGTATCTGGGCTTGTGTATAGCGCAGATCAGCAAGTGTCTAATACTACAGGTGCTACAGTAGTAATATATGAATCAGATAGTGATGATTCAACAACTGTGGATAAAGTATTGCATCAGGACGACTTAGTAAAGAATGACAGAGTGGCCTTGATAGGAATAAACCTACTTGTAAATGCAGGAAAATTTGTAAACGCTAAGACGGACGATGATGATATTCATATGACGATCTTAGGTTACTACATACCAGAATTAGAATAGTACAGAATAGATTAGGAGCCAATTATGGCAGTAACAACAAATGATTTAAACAGTTATGGTGGAATTGTAGAGTACTCGTGGTCAGGTGGCACTGGCGACAACGTAGCTCAAACAATCTCAGCAGTAGGTGCGCACTTTCAAATTCTACAGATTGCTTTCAACCTAGTTGGTACAGGTTCAGCATCGTTAGAAATGACAGGCACTATTGACCATAACACAAGTTCAAGTATTGATACAGAGTTCTTTGCTCAAAACATGAGTGGGCAAACTGAAGTATTACAACGATGGGCTAATGACGCAGGTATTTACATTCCTAAAGATTCAGATGCAGACTTTGCGTGGACTAATACAGATTCATTGGCTTGGGGTTTGAGTGTTATGGTGAGGGCCGAGTAATGGCAGATTATTTCGTAGCAACATCAAGCAACGGGGGATCGGACTCTAATGATGGTTCTCAGATAACCGATGCAGGTGGTGGCGTAGGCCCGTTTGAAACTATCCAACACGCCGTAAATCAATGTACAGGTTCCACTACCCACTCTATCAGTATTGGGACTGGTACTTATGCAGACACTAATGGTGTAAGGTTTCAAACAGGGCAGAATGGCAGTACCATTACCGTAAAACCCGTCGCTGGCAACATTGTGACGATTAATAGTGATGGAACTGATACAGCCTTCTATTTGTATACTATAGTCGGCGGTCATATAATAGTGGAAGATATTATTATAGATGCGGTATCTGGCACAAATAGCTGCGTCAGATCGCTTACGTCAGCAGGTGATACTAACCTAACAATTACTAGATGTACGTTAGGTAATGACAGCGTGGCTGCTATAGGTATAAACTTATTCTCAGAAACATCAGCAACTAGGGAGATTGTAGTTACTGATTGTATTTTTAATAATGTTAAGCAAATAATCGAATGCTCGTCTGCGGCCTTATTGCAAATGACAGGAGGCACTTACACTACTGCTACTGCTGCCAATGCCTTGCACGGTTTTAATTTGAGTGGGGTGATTGAAGTCATCATTATAGATGATATAATATACAACTTTAATACGGTTTCAACAACCCATATACCTATAAGATTACAAAGCAGTATAGACCCCAACTACCTACAAATATCTAACTTAACGTGTTCTTCTACTACGGGATTTATTACTATAGCGGAAACAGCCAATGCGGACAGTATTATTAACTTCTTCAATAATGACGTTACTGTCAATGCGCCTGTTACAGCAACCCATGCTTTCTTTATCGGTGGCGATGGTACAGCAGGGACAGGCTTTGGTTACCTTAGAGTAGAAAATAACTCAGTTGAATATACTGGAGCAGGTACAGCCCATGCTTACTTGATAGGGCAAGGTGTAGATGGTGCTACAATATCCAGCAATCACTCTAAAAACGGTAACGCTCAGTATGTTTTAAAGGGAGATAACCTTGTATTCTTTAACAATACAGGTTACGGCCCTATTACATTATTAATAAAAGGTTCTCAAAGGTGTGACGTTCATAATAATTCGTTCCATTCTACAGACAGTGGAGCCTTGAATATTAGTGAAGAGAACTTGCCCGGCCCAGACGTAGACCCTCAAGACGTAAATCTTTCAAACAATATATTCCTATATGATGGTACAGGTCATCTTATAAAAGGTGATGTTGGTGAAATACCAGACCCATTATCTTTCTTCTTTGATAGTAATTGCTACTTCAATACGCAGACATTAACAGCATTTGCTAATGTTTCTGCTCCTGCTTCTGATCCTGCAAACTTTACTGAATGGCAGGACTTGTGGGCAACTTGGGGTAGTTCACCTTTCTCAGCGAACAATGAAGATAACTCTTTGTTTCATAATCCTAGCTTTAAAAACTCTGCTAACGGAGATTTCACAGTACAGAACGCAGCTATTCCATCTACTTTTGGAGCAGTATCTACATCGGGTTCTGCATCGGGAACAGCTTACAGCAGTATTGATGGTGGTGGTTACAAACATCTTTCATAGGTAAAACATGATACACGAAACAGCAAAAACACCTGATGATAAACTGCGAGTCAGAATTGACGAAATGCGGGATGCGTCTAAGAATCAACTTAGAAGTATGCGTAGTCGATGGTTAGACTCTGCAAGAGATTATCGCCCACAAATGAGTACACAGAATCATCGTGACGGTGTGGGTCATAATAAGCTACAGAAGAAACGTGCTGGCAACGAGCTAGTTCAAAACGGTTCTGGCAATAGAATATCATCAATTATAGATCAGCAAATATCAATGATCTATGAAAACAATCCAAGAGCGTTCTTTCTACCTAAAGAGACAGACGACCTAACCTTTGCAAAAGACTTAGAATCACTTACGAAGTGGCGAATGGATAGAATCCAGTTGCGCCAAAAACTCATTAAAGGTGGTCTTTATTCAAAGTTATTTGGTTTCCAAGCTTTTCATGTGTATTGGGACGACTCACTACCTGACGATGCTGATGTAAACGCACGTATCTTATGGCCTGAATCTTTAATCATCGATCCTAAGCTAGAGTCACAGAACCCTGAAGAGGGTGACTATGTAGGCTATGATCGCATGGTTAATATGGAATACGCCAAGAGAAGGTGGCCCAGAAAAGCTAGCAAGATCAAAGACGAGATGCGCATTGTGAATGAAGGTTCTGCTATTGGCAGTGACGGTCACAATTCAAATCAGTTAGCTGCTGAGTTAGGTCATGACACACAAGGTACTCTTGAACAGCCAATGACCGATAAAGAGAAGCAAGTCGAAATGACTGTAATATGGTTTAAAGACTATGCTCAAGACTCTTATAAGGTCAAGAAGCCTCTACAAATGCTTATCGAAGAAGGTAAGGTCGTACGCAACGAATTACAGCGTTATGTGTGGGCAGAAACAGGTCAAGAATGGACTGAAGAGTCTAGTCCTGAAGAGACTGTTAAGGTGCCTAAGTACCCTTATGGTAGACACGTAATCAAGGTAGGTAATACTATACTTGAAGACTTCGCATGGGGCTACGATGCTAATACAGACCAAGTTAGACGCAGATCATGGCCTATTGCTATTGCAGTTAATAAGCTTATTCCCGGCGCTTGGTTTGGGCAAGATGAATGTGAAGGGTTACGAGCAGATCAAAACACTGCTGACGTATGCTTACAAAACATCACAGAACACGCTTACTCTGCTGCTCATCCAGTACGAGAAGTAGATACAACTAAAACAAGCAAAAACAAGGGTGACATACAGAAACAGCTTAGTAATGGTTTAATACCTACTAAGGGTAAGAACGCTGTAACAACACACAGCGCAGGAAACATTAATACTGACGTATTTAGCTTGCTTAAGATTTCTCAGACTAACATGGAGATTTCAGCAGGTATATCAGGTCAAAGCATCGGTCGAGAAGGCTCAAGCCAACAGACAGCTACAGAGATTGCTGCCCTCCAAAGAGCAAGTAGAGGAAAGGTTGGTATCACATCATCATTCGTTGATGAACTAGTGAACCGCCTATACGTTCTCGCTGCCGAAGCTATCCAATTCAATTATGACGAAGGACGCATTGTGCGTGTTCTAGGTGAGAACAACGATAGCAAAATGACAGCTATTCAGATCACCAGACAGCTAAAAGATGTGAAGTTCGATGTAGAGGTAGAAGCTGGTTCAACCCTTCCAAACGACAAACAACAAAACAAAGTAGATGCTCAAGAGTTGTACGGAATAGTTGGACTACCTTCATTGCCTAATTTATTAGACGCATATGAAGTTAAGAATAAAGAAGAGATGTTACAAAAACATCAAGAGTTCCAGCTATTTCAACAGTTTGGGCCACTCTTGCAAGACCCTAATGTGCAAGCAATGTTACAGCAATATGCTCAACAGCTAGAAGCACAGCAAGGGCAGCAACCACAACAGGCTGCTCAATAACGCGTAATACTCATGCCAACTAAAGGGCTACGGCCAAACAGTCAGGTAATGAGTTGTAATAGTAAAGGCCCACGGGCAAACACTTATAGAGGTATGTAGTAATGTCGGAACAAACAGTAGAAACACCAGAAGCAACACACGAGTTCAATAAGGAACTTCAACAAGTGCAACAAGAGAAAGCTAACTTTGAAAAGAGATCGCAGACACTTGAGGCGCAGAATGAAGAACTTAGAGCAGAGTTATCTAGGGTGCCAGAGCCTGTACAGCAGACTGAAGGCGAATTAGATGCTTACGAGCAAGTACAGTTATTGACGCAGAAAGATAAGGATAAGGATGCAGTTATAAAAACCTTGCAAACTTCTCTGGATTCTCACAGTGCGACTATTAACAACATTAATCAGAAGGCTGACTATGAGAAGGTCTTAGGTCAGTTAGACGATCAGTATGGCGCTCAGAACAGAAATGCTGCTATTGCAAGGGCTACACAGCGTTGTAAGGACGCAGGTTACACTTTGCAAGGTACAGACCATCCTAAGTATGAGGACATGGTTACTGTGGTTAGAGAGTCTTTTATACATGAGTATTATCAAGGCAAAGAAAAAGCCAATGCTCCTGTTGAAAAACCTCAAACCGACAATGGTATTGGTGGAGGAAGTTTTGTTGATCTGGGTGACGGAATCCCAGAAGGTTCAATGGAAGAAGTAATGGCTGCAATGAGAGCAGCGCGGTAAAATTTAGAAAGGGCCAATTATGGCACAGACACTACCTGATGTGAGTCGATTAAAAGTCGATACACAGATCATGTACACGAAAACGTTGACTGATCAAATCCAAGAGCGTTATCCGCTCGTTAAGAAAATGAAAAAGTCCAACATTAAAATTTGGACTGGTGGTTCGGAAGTACAATCTCCTATTACCATCGCACGTAATAACCAATCTCAGGTGTACGCTAAAGGCGAACAAATGGGATCAAGCACTGAGACTAAGCGTAGCTATACTAAGCATACACTTACTTACATGCAAACACCTATTAAGTATGATGTGGAAGATTTCACAGAAAACAATGGTGAAGCTGTAACAGTTGAGACTATTGGCGCAGAAGTTGAAGCTGCACAGTTAGGTCAAATCTATACTTTAAGTCAATTTGGCTATGGTATTTATGATGGCTCTACTGTAACTACTCCAACAGCTAAACAGCCAATGTCTATCAATGCTGCTTTAACTTACGATTCTACTAATAATCGTGGTGGCGTTGCTAACTATGGTGGTATTACACGTTCGGCTCAAGGCGACATCTTTAGTGGTGTAGCAGGTACTTCAGCTAGTAATACAGTTCAAACAGCTACAGGCGTTACATACGCTCAATGGGATTACATGGTTGACTCATGCCTTAAGCATGGCGCTAAACGTGGTTCTCTATTAGCTGTATGTGGTTCAGCATTGTATCTTAAGTGGAAAGCTTTAGTACGAGCTAAGGAAAGTGGTTTATCTGCTCCTAGCGATATGTTTAAAGTTGGTTTCGCTGCGTTCTCTATTGATAATGTAGATATTGTGTTAGATGATAATTGTCCTGCTAATACATTCTACATGCTAGATATGGATTCATGGCAATGGTACATTAGTGCTAAACGTAACTTCCTAGTCACCGATTTCGAATGGCAAGGTAGGCAAAACGATGGCATTGATGAATATCTGTCTCGCGTGTTACTTGCTCATACTGGTTTAGTATGTAGTAAACCACGTAATAACTACTTATCTCTAAACATGTCTTAAGAAAGGAGACTACTATGAGTTTACAACCTTATGGAATACCCAAAGATGGGTTCGCTGGCACAGGTGGCCCAAATAACTTCCAAACAGCAACGTCTGTTAGTGGACACAATAACTCCACAGCAGCCTTCCCTGTAGGCACTAAGATTCGTTATAATAACGAAACTATCGGTGGATTTGGTACTTGTATTTATTTGAAGTATGATGATGGTGCAGGAACAGTAACTATTGTTGCTGGTGATTCAGTTCGTACTACAACTACCTTTGGTTCGGTTACAGCAGATGTGACAGATCAGGTCGTTATTGGTGCTACTGCTATCGCTATTGGCACTGTAGATGATGGCAACTATGGCTGGTTCTGGTGCGGTGGCGTATGCCCTGACCTTAACACTGCTGCTAGTACTAAGTTATCTGCTACAAACAGTACTACAGATGGTACTGTTACTGCTGCTGCTGATTTTATTCAATCAGGCACAGATAAGACTATTAAGATTGCTATTGTAACTGGCTTAGAATCGTCTATGGGCTATTCTATCGCTGCTGACACAAGTAATGACCTAGCCTTATCTAACATTGTCCTTTACGATCACTTCGGTTAGAAAGGAGCTAGATTATGGCTAGAGACACTACTAATCAAAAAACTGCCAACTACGGCGGTTATGCTCATGACTTCGGTTTTGCTTCTTTTAGTGGGACTGGCGGTACACTAGAGGTAACTACTAACCTATCGGAAATCTTAGGTTATAGTATTACAGCAGCAGACGCTATGACTACAGGCAATACGGTAAACTACTTCATTGATGAAACTATCTCTGGTGGTGGAATCACTGTTAGCGGTGGTACAGTAACGTTTACTAGAATTGCAGAGGGCAGTGGTACTGCGACTTCAGGAATGACTGTCACATACCACTTAATCGGTTACGAGTAACAAGTAGACAAATAAGGGCAGGGTCTTTTGATTCTGCCCTATTTTTAGGACACATTATGGGCGCAATGACAAGAACATTAATGAAGGACGAAGTAGAGACTATACTTACTCGTGCTGATTTAACTACGCAAATAGAGACAAGGCTTGACTGGGCTTATGAGATCGTTGCAGACGCTAAGAATTGGAAAGTCCTAGAAACAGAGGACAAAACCACTACTTTAGTCACCGATACACAAGACTACGCCTTACCGTCTACTTTAAGAACTGCTGAATATGTGGTTATGGTAGATGATTCAGGTAGTGACAACGTGTTCTACAAGGTTGACCCAGAAGATTTAGAGCAATTCATTGAGAATGGTAGGAATAGGAATGAAGTTACAGGAATACCTAATACTTGGACTATCGTTAATAACCAGATTAGACTTTCTCCAATACCAGATAGCACTGCCAATGGTTTTAAGCTATACATAATTGGTAAAGGTATAATTAGTTATTTCTCTGGTGATTCAAGTACAACCGTACTAGATAGAAAGCTAGATAGAGCTGTTATATATAAAGCAGCAGAGCTTTCATACAATGACTTACTAGAAGAAGGCCAAGAAGCCCAAAGGTATCGAGACTTAGCAGAAGATGCTATTAATGATACTTACATGGACGAATTAGCCTACTCTCAGATTTAGGACACATCATGACTAAGGCAATAGATAGACCATCAACATTGTTCATAATGAACGTAGTTTTGGGTGTCGTAAGCACTTTAACTGTGGCTGTTGGCGCTTTAACCATAAACCAAGCAGAGAGTGAACGGGAATACATCAACTCATCCTTTAAAGAGTTTAAGTTGGTAGCAAGTGATAGAATTGAGAAGCTTACAATTAAGCTAGATAACTCAAACAATAAAATAAACGAAAATCAAATAATAATCCATGAGATGTTAACTGAGATGAAATGGGAAAAAGCCCAATTAAATGATCTTAGTTCGCGTGTTAAAGAATTGGAGAAGGACTAATGGCTGGTACAGGATGGGACATAGCAGTTCCCGCAGATGGTGATAACGTATCGGCAGGTGCTGGTGAAATTAGAACTCTTAAAGAAGAGATTGAAACCAGACTTAATAAGGAACATGTAGACTTTGCAGGTTCTAGTGTAGGTGGTGAACATGTAGCTGGTTCAGCTATGTGTTACTATCAAGGGGCTTCCCCGACGACAGACCCTGCAGGAAACGCCTTAGATACTTCTGGTTCTACAGATACAGGAAGGTTGCATTGGGACACTGATTTTAACTACCTGTACGCATGGGACGGAACTGACTTTTTAACCGAACTTGCGTATGTACATCTTGGTGGAACATCTCAAAGCATAACCACTGGTAATGGTATATCTATAAATAATAATGGGACAGGTGTAGGTATCTCTCTTGATGTTGGAGGGTCTAGTAACGGGAAGGCGATAGCGGTAACTCAAAGCGGTACTAATACTTCTTCAGACTTAGTGACTGTAACAACACTTGCTTCGTCTGCAACTAATGGTATTCTGGTAACTATGGGAGCCTCATCTACTGGCACTGGAATATCTATTAATATGAGTTCCACTTCTATAGCAGCTATAAAGCTGTCTGGATTAAACGGCCCCGCCATCAATCTAAACACGACAAGTCACACGGGAACCGCAGCTAACGATATTTGGTCTGATGGAACGAACTTACACTTTTCAGACGGATCGACCAACTGGGATATACCTAATTCTGTAGGGTCTACTGGCTCTAACACTACCGCTAATGGAACTGTTGCTGTAGATATTGGTGGAACAACTTACTACTTACTTAAGGCTGCTTCAGCATCTTAATATGGCTAGACGACAACAACTAAAAGAACTAACAGCGCCCTTCTCTGGTATTGACCAAAGTAGACAGTCTACGCTTATACCTGATGGAATGTCACCTTCAGCTCAAAACACGTTCTACGACTATGGTGAGATTATCCAAAGAGAAGGTTCTATTGAGTTTGGAACTACAGCGACTACAGCTATGCCATTCTCAGAAGAAGTGCAAGGTATTGCTAACTACTTCGCTGACGATGGTGGTACGACTTTACTATGTGTTACAGATACTAATATTTATACTTATGCTTCTGGTGGCGATAACTGGACTGCTATTACTCCTGTTGTTGATATGGAGTTTGTGGATAGTGGTACAGGCACTAATAAACATATGTGCTTCTTAACTACTGGCGGTGGTGGCGGTACAGAACCCGAGAACGCTGGCTATGCTACAAATTGGGTAACAACCCCATATTTAAACGATACCAAAGAAGCGTGGTCTGCAACTACGTATACTCAAGGAACAACCTTAACAGCAGACACAACAGCTTACCTATCATTTACCCACGCTACGCACCTGCCACCTCTAACAGGAACATTAACAGCAGGTAAGTACCTTGTAATATGTAATGGAACAGACCCTATAATGATTTATGATGGTACTACTCTGGTACCACTTAGGACATACGACACTGGTTCAACTTACACATACTATCAAGCTAAACAAGTTATATACTTTAATTCTGTATTGATTCAAATAGGTGTAACTGAAGTATCTTCAGGTGACGCTTCCCCACAGCAAATACTATGGTCGGCAGTAGGTGATATACTTGACTGGGATGCTACAAGTTCTGCTAGTAATTCAGGTCTATTTATCTTGAATAGCACAGCAGGTGAGCTTGTAAGAGGCGAGATCATAGGTAACGAGGCTTTGGCTGTATATAAGTCTGACTCTATTTATCTATTAACTCCATCTGGTTCTAACAGCGTATTTAATGTATCTCTTAAAGTTAGAGGTACAGGTTTAATCTCCGCAGGTGCTTTAGCTATCCTTGAAGATCGTCATATTATTATTGGTAGTGATGGGTTTTACTCATACTCTGGTGGTAGCAATGTTAAACGAGAAGGTGATAATGTATGGCGTGAGTTTATCACTGATTTAGACTACGCAAATAAGCATAGAATTAGAGCTAGTGTAGATAGAGAGAATAGTAGGGTTAAATTCTACTTCCCGTCTATATCTGAAGTAACTAACGCAGGAAGCAATACAAGGGCTATTGTATACGATTACCGAGAAGATTGGTGGTCTATTCAAGAGTTAGGTGGTAATGTTACAGCTTTAGGTTCTGTTACTGACGTAGTAACTAGACCTTGGAGCGGTGAATCAACTACTTGGACTGACGCAGTAGGTACTTGGACAGAGGCCACACCTGCCCCAGCTTCGCCACTAACGCTCTTCGGAGACTCTGGGGGCTATATTACCAAGCTAGACCCGACAGTCACTACAGAGTACGTAGGAGGCGTTAAAACGAACATCACACAAGTGCATCAAACCAAAGACTTCACAAGCGTAGATATGGTAGGTCAAGACTATAAAGATCGCGAGATACTATGGCAAGGTCTAATCCTTGACGCTAAAAGTGTAACCAGTGGCAATGTTAAGGTAGAATACAACACTGACGAAGGTAATGGCGCATGGACTGAGATTACAGCCTCCCAAGCCTTGACAACCACGTACCAACGCTATAAACTAGACTTCAGAGTTAGCTCAAGGCAGATTAGATTTAGATTTACCAATAGCGATGCTTATGACTTCAAGTTGCGTAGCAGATTAGGTATACGATTCATAGCGAGAGGTAGGGTGTAATGGTAGCATCACAAGTTCCAGTTACTCACTTTTTGGGTGAAGATGTTAAAGATGTAAGTAATCAGTTAAACATATTGCTTAGATTTATAAAGAATGACAGTGACAACGGTGTAGATTTACACTTATTTGAGCAGATCACAGATATAGCAAGCGTAGATAAAGCCGACTTTGAGAACACGCAGTTTAGGTTATACGAAGACACTGCAACAAGTACAGGTTTTTACTTAGTAACTAAGATTGAAGAAGTCTTATACAAAATACAATGGACAGCATTATGAGGTATATATTATGACAGTAGCAGCAGCAGCAGCAGGGGCAGCTATTACAGGCGGTATTAACGCAGTTGCAGCCAATAATTCTGGCGGGGGCAGTGGTAGTAGCGGTCGTGTTCGGCGTGTAAGTCGCATGAACAAAGATCAAAAAGCAGCTTTCCTTATTCATATTGGTAGAGTATTAGATATAGACCCTAGCGTGCTTGGACAGAATAAGAACAATCTCATGAAGCTTGTACAGGCTGGCCAGTTCGACGATATATTGAGCATGGATCAGTTTAATCCTAGAGTTCAAAAGAGCGTATTTCAAGGAGATAGGGTTGCTGACCTTACCCAAACCCAGAAAGATGCTTTAACTGGTATATCTCAAGCAGATACAAGGGGTATAGATGCTAGGGCTACGCTAGGATTATTTGAACATGGCAAGGCTTTTGACCCTGCGAACATTCTCTTTGAAGACGCTAAAGATGTTGCAGCGCCTACGTTCGATGGTTTTAAATCAGGCGTTGATGACGCATTACCTACTGACGTTCAGGTTGTCGGCGAAGATGGGCCTGAAGTAATAGAGGCCGATGAAGACCTACAGATCATACCTAACGCAAGTGATGGTTCTTTATTGGACAGGTTTCAAGACTTAGCTTCAATAAAGAAAGAGCAATTAATCGCTCAAGCTGACCCTCAAGTTGCAAGGGGTAAACTTAAAGCAATGCAAGGTAACGTGCTTGCAGATGCTCAAACTGCTGGCTTTGATAAGAAAATAGCAAACTTTGATCCTGCACAAGGATTAAACGTGGCCATTGAGAACGCTAAAACAATAAACCCTAACAATCCTAGAGATGTAGATGAGCTTAGTATAGGAGGCGGTGCTAGAGACATAGCTATTGCCCAAAATCAAGTACCAGCTCAAGGTTTAACAGCAGGAACTCTATTTGATCCAACTGCAAGCCAAGATATTGCTAGAAATAATATGGGTATCGTTGGCGAGTTTAACCCGCTAGCAACTGAATCAAACGCTATTAACGCTGACCCTAACGATTTATTAAGACGAACAGGATTAAGAGGGCTAGCTGACGGCGGTGCTTTAAACGAAGACGAGAAGGCTGTAGTGGGTGAGAATGGCCCTGAGTTAGCTGTGCCTAAGAGCGCATTGCATGGTGATATACAATCAGCTTCTAAGAGTGCATTAAGTGGCCAAGCATCGTCTACGATCAACGAACAAACATCTACTGACTTTATTAACAAGAATATTGTAGACCCATCTAGGAATAGATTATTTGAAGATACATTACCTTCTGTAGCTGCTTCAGTTGCAGGTGTAGGTTTCTTAGGTTCACAGCGAGCTAAGGCAACTCAGAGAGCGACTGACTTAGCTGATAGAAACGTAGGTAGATTATCTGCTGACGTTAGATTACAAGATGAAAGAGCAAGGCGTGACTTAAACGAGTCTGCTGCTAATAGGGCTGCTAACTTTGTACCTACTGCTTTAAATGTTGAAAACAACCCATTAAAACAGCAACAAGCACAGGCTGACATTGAAGCTACTAGATCAGGAACAGCTAGGCAAGATGCTTTATTGGGTGGTGAGATTGCTCAACAGGGTGCCACTTTGGAAGGTACTCAAGCAAGTACTGCTGGTACTGAGTTTGAAACACGCAAAGGTGAGGCGTTGTTGCAATCAGATGTTGAATTTGCAAACGCTGCTGTAGAGCAAACCCTAGCCAATATAGAACTAGCAGGTGCCAACGTAGACAGACTTAAGACTGTTGCTGAGAGAGACATTGCTGAAACAGGCAAGCTAACAGCAGAAACAGAAGCCATGTTTAGAGAGGGTGGCGTTAGCGACTTAGAGATTGAGAAGCTTAAGAACGACATTAACCAAGGCAACATTGACTTCCTATCAAGTGCTAGAGAGACTGTAGCTGCTCAGGTTCAAGATAACCTCTCAGTATGGAACACTTTACTAGACGCTGGTGGCGTAGAACAAGACCAGAACCAAGCAGAGATTGACGCTGCTTATGCTAAGTTCCAAGAAGCCAATGAAGAGCTAGCTAGAATTAACCAAGAAATATCTGATATATTTGCAACGTAAGGATTAAATCATGCCACAAGTATTTGACATTATAAGAGAGCCTAGAGATCGCAAGAAAGATGCTTTAATGTCTTCTCTTTTAGGTATTGGAAACCAACTTGGCTCTTCTATAGCGAAGGCTGGCCAAGCCAAACAAAAGAAGGCTGATACTATTGAAGTCAATCAGGCTGCTCAAGCTGACGCATTAGAAGCTAAACTGATTCAAGATCAGATCAACGCTGCTAGTGCCGACAGAATAAAACGACAAAACGAAGCATCTACATTCATGGAAGCTGCCAAGAGTAAAAGGCGACATCATGCTCAAATGCAAATGCATCCAGAGTTAGTAGCCAATCCTGAAAAGCGTAGCCAGTTAAAGTCTGCTTCTGATAAGGCTTGGAATACAGCTATGGCTGACCCTAGAGTTGCTGAGTTCTTTCCTGAGATGGTTATGAACGAGAAACAGCTAGACGAACAATGGTTATCTCAAACAACTAAGAGGAAGACAAGTACTGGCCAAGTAGGTAAATCTACGGCTGCCAACCTAAAAGACGAGAAGAAGCGCAAAGGGTTAATGTCTGTACTAGACAGTCAGTTATCATTGGGCGAACAACGTGCTAGTGGCAACTTTGAAGAGTCTGCTTTAAACAAATTCTCAAAACTGACACATCAACGATCTGACCTTGATATATCTCCACACACAACAGGTGTTCCAGAGATACCTTCAGGTTTACCTTCGGGTGCTGATAGGTTCTCTGAGCAGGTTGGAGCTGAAGCTGAAGCACTGGCCATAGGCGATCCTTTCAATCCCTTAAACATACCTGCCCAAGACCCTTCAATCGCAGCCAAAGCAGGCGCCAAGCAACAAGAGATTGAAAACCTCATTGAGCTAGGCAAGCTTTCAAAGGGTCAAGCAGGGTTGTATTCGTCCGTAACGCAAACAGAACCAGCCTTAGTAGCAGAGCAGCAAAGGGCTATTAAAGCAGGGGCAACCGCTTCCAATAAGGCATTTGCATTGCTAAATGGTGGCACTGCTGAAAACACACCTGAGTCACAAGCCACTAGAGAGTTCAAGTTCAATACCAAGGCGATGAATAAAGTTAACGATTTATTTTCTCGTGGGGGTTTTAGCGGTCAAAAAACCAACCAGCCCGCAGGTGAATTTGACAATGTAGATAGACCATCTAACGGTTTCAACGCTGGCGCTTCAACGTCTGGCGCACCTGCTAACAAAGCAGAGTTTACTCAAACCATACAAGATATAGAATCTTTAATGGGTGCAGGAAAAGCTCAGGAATACTTCGAGAAATTCGGAAGCATGTTTAAATAAGGATAAGAAATGCCAGAAAGCTATAAAGACTACTTGGCTTCTCAACAGGAACAAGCTGCAACTATTGAACCTGCGCAACCTAGCTATAAGAACTTCTTAAATGAACAGAAGGAGTCCACGCCTGAGTCTGGAAGTTATAAAGACTACTTGGATAAGCAATCTCCCGAGGCCAAGCGAAGCTCTTTTTTAGGCGGGGCAGAGCCAAGGTTAGCGATAGATAGCAGTATACATAATATAAAATCTGGCGCTCCAATAAAAGAAGACCCATTCATAGGCGCTCTTGACAAAGGACTTGAAACAGTCAACAGGGCAAGGCTTGGAATTGGTGGATATATAGGTGAAAACATAATACCTCCACTGGCCCTTGAATCAGAGTTCTTATCAGAAGAAGAGATACAAGCATTTAAAGCTAAGGATGCTGCCAAGTTAGAAGCTAAGAGAAAAGCACATAACGCAGTATTCAGAGAAGCTGACACTAGCCTAGACCCTTCATTTACAGATGCAGTAGGCAAGGGTGTTACGAGAGGTGTTCATGGTATTGGTTCAACCTTTGCTGGTTTACTAGGCATGGGTAGCGATGTATTAGGTGATACTGGCGCTAGAGACTTCATGAGTGAGTTATCTCAAGAACAGGCAGGATTTGCTCAAGATATTAAACCTGAAGTTCATCCTGACAGCGATAGGAGTCTAAAAGATAAGGCTGTAGGGGTTACAGAGCTGGTATCAGAACAACTACCCAACCTTGCTTTAACTGGTGGCGGTGGCTTTGTTGGTGGTACTGCTGCTAAGACATTAGTAACCAAGGGCATGACTACTCTCGCTAAAAAGAAGATCATTGAAAAAGGCGCAATGCTTGGTACTACTGCGGTAGCTACTGCTATGGAATCTGCTGGTAATTATAACCAGATATTGCAAGAAACAGGTAAGCATGACGTTGGCACTTCTGCTGCTCATGGATTAGTCTCAGGTTGGCTAGAAGCATTGCCTGTTTCCAGATTGATGGGTAAGACACCTTTGATGGATAAGATGGTTGGAGAAGTAACTGAAGATATAATACAAAAAGGATTCCTGCCTAAGCTAATGGACTTGGCTAAGGTTATACCAGAACAAGGCTTAACTGAGGGCGTGACTGAGGGTATGCAAACTATTGTTGGTAGACACGCCTTAGAATGGATGGATAAGAATAAGTCTGAAATAGAACGAATTAAAGAGTCAGCATTCACCCCAGAAGCTAGGGCTGAAATAGCTGAGTCTGCTAAACAAGGTGCTACCGTAGGCGCTGTGTTGGGTGGCGCAGGTTCTCTTACTAATATTAAATCTCTTGAGAAGAAAACGCCTGAAAAGGAGTTAACTAAACTATTAGAGAACTCCCAAATAAGTCCTGACGATATAGGCCCAGCTACACCTGTAGTAACTGAGGGAGAATTTGACTCTTCGGGTATAGATGAATCAGAGTTAAGACTTCAAGAATCAGAGGCAGAAGCGCCTTTCATACCTAGTGTTACTGAATCAATCGAACCAGAGGCTCAGATTGCCCCAGAATTAACCACAGAGACATTCACTGAAGGAGAGAGGGCGTTAGCTCCTAAAGAGGCTGAAGAGCAATCTAGAGCTATTCACAGCCCTACAAACCAAGAGAAGTTCTTTACCTTAAACCGTAAACCTTCAGACGGTATTCCTTCAGATGAAGAAGTAAAAGATTACGACACACTGCCAGAGAGTGAAAAGAATCGCGGTAAGGTTAGATACGAGTTAATACAAAAAGAAAACCAAGAGGAACTTGTAGCTTTAATCGGGGCTAGAAAGTCTGCCCAGAAGAACTTGGAAGTAGCTAAGGGTAAACATATCAAAAAGGCTAAGGCTAACCTTGCGGAGATTGATTCTGCAATATCAGCTATAACCAAAAACGATGTAATCAATATACCCCAAACGATAGATGAAGCAGGGTTAGGTAAGAAGGACTTTAAAGACCAACCTGTAGCTACTACACCTACACCTAAGAAACAACCTATACCTGAAATACAATCCTTTGAAGCTAAGCCCTTCCAAACTGGAGAAGGTGTTACCCAGTCAATAGGTCAAGAATCACAGGTGTCGCCAGTTAGTACTACTGAACAAACCATAAGAGGTACGTCACAACTATCTGCTAGCACTGTAACTAGGATGGAAGCGCTAGAAGCTGACTTAGTTAATATGTCACCTGTTATGGCGAATAAAGCCTTAAAAGTCATAAATATAGGAAAAGCACATGCTGGCCAACCATTATTAACTGAAATACCACAAAAACAGTCAGTTAAACCCGCTAAAATTAAAAAAGACAGGTCATTAGATCAATCTAAGGCTATTAAGAACCTTGACACTACTTTACAGCAACTAGAAGATAGAGGGCCTATTAAGGTTGAGACTCGTACTATACCTGAAGTTGTACCTCCTATTACTCAAGAGGTTAGAGATGCTAAAGGTAAGGGCAAGACTCCAATTATAGAGGTCGCTGCGGAATTATTACCTGCTAGCTCTGAAGGCAAGCTAAAGAAGCCAACGGCACAGAAGCGAATAGAAGAGGAAGCGCAAAAGCGAATAGAGGCTACCTCTGAGAATATATCTATCAAGGCTATCAAGGACTCACCTTTTTACCATGAGTCTAATAAAAAAGAAAACATAGCCAAAGCTGTAGAGAGGGTTAATGAAGACCCTGAGCAAGCCTTTAGGGATTGGGTGGGTAATAAAGATTTAGGCGAAGTATTAAAGGGTTCGATGGAAATAGCCTTAACTGATTACGCTGTGCAAAATAAAGACTACGGGGCAGTGGCGAAAATAGCAAGGGTTGGGCAGATGATGCAAACTCGTTCAGGTCAAGAGGTTAGTATATACTCTGAGCTTGACGTAGATAGTCCTACGAGGTATATTGAAGAAGTAAGACGAGCTAAAGTGAAGGCGCTAGGCTCAGAACAATCTACCGACTTTGAAATCAAAGCCACAAAAGACTCTATTAATAAAGAGATCAAAAAGGCAATAAAGAAATCACCTGTAAGTAAAGGAGAAATGTCAGCTTTCCTTGCTGATATTAAGTGCTAATGGCTAAAGGCGACTGCATACTACCAAGCAATCTGCAATTATTTGAGAACGACCTATCGAGCGGTAAGTTAAACGCTCAAGAACTAATAGAGATGGGGCCTGAAGCACGCACTAAAGTATTCAATAAATACGTTGGTTCCAAGCAAGCAGACTTTCTAGAAAAAGGGTTCAGTGAAAAACTACTTCTTAAGCGCCAGAAAGCTGGTTTAAGTAACTGGGCGAAAAGCTTAGGCGGATTGAATAAGAGTTCTGAATCAGAGATTAGGCGTGTAATATCTAATATGAATACTGCTCACGATCCTGACGCTGTAGTCGGAATAGTAGATGAGCTAACTGACGCAAAATTAGGTATAGATGTTTCTAAAGAAGAAGTAGAGAGAATTGTAGAGCTTACAGATAGAATTGCAGAAACAAGTAAAGAAGATGATGTTAGAGAGTGGGGCAAGCGAAAAGTTGACCTTATTCTTTACATGCGAGAGATAACACCACCAGAAGACACTAAATGGGTTGCTGACACTCTGGGTATCATGAGAACGATACAGACAGGCTTTGAAGCTTCCATGTTATTACGCCAAGGGCATGGGCTATTTCACACTAAAGAGTGGCGAGATGCTGCTGTTAAAGTGCCTAAATTCTGGAATGGTGAATCTGCTATGAATGATCTATTAGTAGATATATATGGGAATAAGCATGTGGATAATGTGCTAAAGAATAAAAACGCATTAGGTCTAACATTGTTAGGGCAAAGCAAGATCAACAGAGCTGAAGAAGCCTCGTCTAAGTGGTCTAGAACAATGCCTTACCTGTCGCCTTCTGTTCGTGCTTATGAAGGGTTCTTAAATGACCTCAGATTAAATATGTTTGTTAACCAGCTCAATAACCTAGAGAAATCTGGCGCATTGGAGAGCATGTCAGAGAAATCAATAACTGATTTAGCTGAAGTCATATCAGCATCTACAGGTCGTGGTTCTTTAGGTAAGCATTTAGATAAAGCTTCGGGGCCACTAGCTGCTGTATTCTTTTCCCCTAAATGGGCTGCGTCTAAAGTTAGACAAATGATGAACCCTATCACGAAAATGGAGAGAGGCGGTAAGCTTGGGTTTAAATCAACCCCTGCCTCAAGACTAGCGACTAAATCTATTGCAATAAACGCTGGCTCAACACTAGCGGTGTTAGGGGCTTTAACCGCTGCTGGCGCTGACGTTGAATGGGATTTAGAAAGTACTGACTTTGGCAGTGTTCGCATAGGTAACACTCGAATGGATTTAACAGGAGGCTGGGCTTCATGGATAACCTTAATGGCTCGTATGTATACGATGAGAAGGGTGTCCGCAAGTAGTGGTAAGGCGACTGATCTTAATAGAGGGTATTGGAAAGACAATACAAGATGGGACTTAGCTGGCGACTTTATTGGCAATAAGAGTTCTCCCGCAATGAGTATGATTGCTACGATTATGAAGGGTGGGTCTAGGGATGGTAACTTCTTTACAGAAACTGGCGATAAGCAAGAGTTTAGCGTTCAGGCCCTAAAAGATAATCCTCTAGGGGTTGCAACAGAAGTACTTAAAGCATCTATTATCCCCATGATAGCTTCGGACGGTATAGATGCGTTCATTGACGGGGCTGGTGGAGTAGAGGCTTTGGAGGGCTACTTCAAAGGCACTAAGAAGATGACAAGTAAGGACTTCTTAAGGACTTTAGGAGTGGGTAGCTTGGCTACTATTGGAGCTGGGGTAGGCTTAAGTGCGCAAACATTCCCCGACAAATCTCTCGGTGGTGCTAAGAAACTTAAATCACTAAAGAAACTAAAACCCCTTAAACCCCTAAAATAGATAAGACGCTAATCCTTTAACGCCTTATCTACCACAAATTCTAATACAACTATATATCCATTACAGCCACAGGCGGAGTGGATAGTTTTAAGGGTTGGTCGCAAAGCATATACTCGCCAGCCCATTCCACATAAGCACCTGAAGTAGTAAAGAAGAATACTCCATCGCCGTTAGTTCCATAGCTGCCATCTTCCGCAGGTGAAGGCATGACAAAGGTATGTCTTGACCCTCCAGATACATATCGTCGCATAACTGCCTGTTCTGGATTTGTTATTTGAGAATTAACAGATGATACTTTACCCTTGATTGGGTAGAACGCCATAATCCTACCAAAGCTTACTAGGTAGATATAACTAACCTTATTCTCATCGTTCCATAGCTCGGTACGCTTGTTAATGTTTTCTCGCTCCAGACTCCATGTTAACGCAACAGGTGGCTGAGTTTTAAGTAGTACTTGTTGATTAGCCTCCGTACGGGCTTGCTCTTGCTGCGCTGTAGAAGCGTTAGTTTCTTCGCACCCTGAGCATAAACATAATACAGATGCTGCCATAAATACTGCTACGATAAGTGTTAAATTTCTTGTCTTCATTGTTTCTAATTCCTTAATTCGGGTTAATGTAATCTGGACAATCATTGCCCATAAATATTTTTCTATTAGCCATGTTAGCTTTAGCGTTGTAATTAGCTATCATATCTTGTCTTTGTTGCTTTAATCCAATCTCTATCGACCGAAGCCTTGACAGCTCGTCTTTATCAGAGTATGTCCAATCAGACCTGTCTCCTGCATCTTCTTTAAATATAACCACTGCTTCGGCCTGAGACTTTATCTTGCTGTCGATAGCGCCAACAGCTCTGAACTGCTTCTTAAACCATTCATAGTTATAGATAACATTGTCTGCATCAATGGTTTTATTTACAATTCTAGCCCCTTGTTTGAGAGGGTTTCCGATAAACATCAATACAGATGCGCCAATGATTAATACCATTATAGGTACTACCACTTTTAACAAGAGAGACATTGGCCCTTTCTCTACTGCTTCCTCATACTTCTTCCATTCACTCATTTTGCGATTCCTTTTTAATAATTCTCGCTAGGAAACAACGATTCACCATCTAACATAGAGATGTAAACGTCTAATAACCTATAGTAATGTTCTTCTGCTGTTGTTGTTGGTTGCATCTTCTTAAATCCTTCGGAGTTAAACCAGTCATTCCTATGTTTAAGATGATCTTCAGTCTCCATCTTAGCTACAAACCCTGCTATGCTAACCATGTCATAATGTGGGCTATGATCCCTACTGTACATATGGCAACCCTTACATAAGCACACGCCGTTATTCAGCGAGTATCTATGCAGAAAGTTCCTACGCCCGACTAAATGATGTGCGTCCGTACCTTTAACTTGTCTACCATACTTATCAAAATCAGCTTCCTTATTGCATAACTCACATCCACCTGCACGTTGCCTAACGATAAGACTCCATAGCTTGAGTGCCATTTTATCCCAATCAGTCTTACCTGACTTCTTTTTAGTATGTTTCTTGGTAAAGTGACACCTTGCCCTAGCTTCTATTTCCCATGTTTCCATTAGAAGTCTCCTTGCTTAAATACTTCCTATAAGCGTTCATAAATCTAATAGCAGTACCTCTATTAGGAAGGCCAGTATCGGGTTCCATGTCGTCAGAAATCCTGCTACAGCTAGCGTATGGATGGTTTGCTATCCATACAGTCATTCCGTTAAACAGGCATCGATGCTCGCTTACTTTTGAAAACGTAGGGTCTTTAAGACCTTCATTAACTACCTTATTCCATGCCTTATCTCTGTAACCAACTCTAATCCAACAATGAGGCGTCATTAGTACTCTTAGCAAATCTTTCATTATCTTATTCCTTATAAAAAACCCACCACCCCAAAGGAGCGATGGGTACAAAAAGGTTCATGTTATCAAAACGGTATATCAGCGGTAGGCACAGGAATACTAGCCACTGGCTCACTCTTAGGCTTTGCCTTGCCACCACAGAAGTCAGCCTTCATCACGCTTAATACTATCTTGCTACGCTTCTGACCATCCTTCTCCCAGTTTTCTTGCTCTAAAGTACCAGTAGCAAGCATCTGACTACCCTTCTCAAAGTAGTTCTTAACAAACTCTGCGTTCTTACCCCATGATTTACAGTCCATAAATACTGTATTCTCATAGTCACCTTTACCGTTAGAGCAAGCAATGGTGTAGGTAGCTAACGCAGTACCTTTATCACCAATATGCTTGAGTTCTACATCTCTTACTAGGTTGCCTTGTAGTGTTGCATTGTTTAGCATTGTTTTATTCCTTATATTAAAGGTGGGTTAATTTTTAAGTCTGCTACAAGATATTCCACCACACTATCTATAAACTTAGCAAACTTTACTTTACTTATATATCTCAAAGATGGCAACACTAATATCTCTTTGCCATTAATCTTTATTGTCTCTACATCTAAGAACTTAGTCTTAAAGTGAGCATCACACTCAGTTTCAGTATAACCAGTGTACTCTTTAAGGCAATCAATTAACGGCCCTCTGTAGTACTTCATCTGCTGGTTAGTCTTACAACCATCATCAGTGATCTCTACGGTGTAGTGACCATCTTTGGTTGGCATAGGTATATCAGTACGACATATGCCATCCCTAATTGTTATGTGATGTTTACGCATCTTCTTTCTCGATTTCACCGATCTTTTTAATCAGTTGTGTAATCAAGACCACTATCTCATCGTGGCAATCGTCACTAACCCCATAACCGCATCCATGCCCAGCAGGTTCATCTACCTTTTCGCATACTGTAGCTAAGATGTCTTCTACTGAATGAGATATTTCGTCGTCGATCTCTTCTTGTTTTTGAAGTGGCGCTAATGCATCTCCGTACCACTCCCAGTTATCAACACCACCTGCTTCAAGCGCATTTAACTTAGCCTCTGATCGTTCTAATTCTTTTAATCTCTTTGGGTCAATTTTCATGATATAATCCTTTTTGTTATGTGATGTTTACGCATCTTTAGTATACTCTTGTACTGCCTGATCGCTCAGTTTAGCCCACAGCTTGCTATCATCTTCAATGTCCTTAATAGACACTATTTTCTCTCCAAGTGCATCACAAAGCGGTTTGATGTAGTTCTGCCAGTCTTCACCAGTTTTAGGTGCTGTATCACTCATCATGGCTTTAACGCCTTGGATAAACTTAACCTTTTCAGTGGGTTCTGGCTCTGGTTCTTTTTCGTCTTGAATACGATCATTGACATACTTATTATCATCATACTTGCCTAAAAAGATGTCAGCATTAAAGCCAAGCTTTGATAATGCTTTAGTCAAAGCGTCAGTCTCAACCTTCTTAGCAAAGTCTGCATCTGGCTTAGTTCTGGCACCGTCACGATATGCGCTAATAGATGAGCTGATAGGGAATCTCCCATCTGGGTAGTAAAACATACCGCAGAAGTTGACAATCCCAGTAGCTTCAAATAGATCAAAGCTTATATTAATATCACTGAATCCCCACCTGTGGCCATAAGCTCCAAACAGCCTAGTGGCTTCCATGATCTGACTTTGAGGGCAAATAGCTGTTATCTTATTGCCTCTTACGTTGGCGTCTTTAGTATTACTATGCTTAGTAACGCACACCTTGTCCCAAATAGCCATATTGTCATTCTTTGTTTCACTCATGATATAACACCTTTCAAATTTAATTCATCAACTTTTTGTTTAATAACTTGTTTAAATTCATTCATTCTATAGAACAACCTTTGCTCTAACTCAATATCCTTATCAAATCTACATAGAAAGTTCCTATCGCTACCTTCTATGTCTGGGCAGTAAGTAAAGAAATCACAGTATTCTTTACCTGAAGCTAACAGATGACCGACAACTTGCCATTTATAGGCTGGATCAACTGTACCTCTTTTGATATTCTTTCTTTGTACATTCTCAACAACGACCTTGATCTCCAAGCACCCATCGTCACCAATGAGGCCGTCAGGAGAATCACCATACCACCCATGACTAAAGAATCCACCATTTGTAACATCATTGAATGACTCGTACTCATATGCTTTCCTAGCTTCATCTTCAAGTTCATTACCTCTTTCCATGTGTTCGTTGGTATAATCATCTTTCTCATACTTCTTTCCTGTTATAATCTCGTATGCTATTTCACCTGCATACCTTAAAGCTGGTTTACCGAAGTCTTTACCTTCATGAGCCATAATGGTCTTGAAGTTGCTTGAGGTCATTAGTCCGACTCTTAGGTTAAGCCACTCTTCAGTGTTCTGTTGTATGTCAGTCCACATTAGGAGTCTCCGCTTGGTCATTCATGCGTTCATTAACACTTAACCGTCTAACCTTACGTTGCAATGTTCTAATGCTACGATGTGCTTCAGTAAGATCATGTTCAACCTTAGCGTTATTAGCCATACTTAGTATGTAGTTAACCTCTAACTGTTCACGCTTGATGTCTTGTACTTGCTTGAATAAGTCCATTGTATTACATCCTTTTTGTTTGGTTAATTATTATCAGCCATAGCCATAGCCATAGCCATTGCCAGTGCCAGTGCCAGAGCCATTGCCAGAGCCATTGCCATTGCCATAGCCATAGCCATAGCCATTGCCAGTGCCAGTGCCAGAGCCATTGCCAGAGCCATTGCCATAGCCATAGCCATTGCCATAGCCATTGCCATAGCCATAGCCATTGCCATAGCCAGTGCCATTGCCAGAGCCATTGCCAGTGCCATTGCCAGAGTTTAAACTTGACATACTATCACCTCTGCAATAGTTTTTGCAGCTTTCTTAGATATAGGTATAAACTCAATTACCTCAGTAAGTGTAACTTCAGGAACTTCTCTTGTGAATTTGCACTTTTCAGGCTTTTTGGTGCCGTCAATCGCCAACTGTGATAAATCCATAGCTCCTTCCCAATATCTCATCCTGCGAGCATTGACAAGAGTCACATCTTTGCCATTTCTTCGCTGTATGTAACCTGCAAAAACACCAGCAGAGTAAGTCCTTACCATACAGTAAACCAATCCATCATCTACTACTTGGGTAATCAGAGAGTCTTTTCGGACATACTCAACTTTATTAATCATCATTGTTTCGGGTTCAGTCATAATACTATCCTTTTTAATTGTAAACATAACAGGTGATTACTATTAGGTCGCCAAACGAAGATGTGTAATACACCTGTTACGTTTTATTTATATTGTGAGTGTTTGGCAACTCAACTATAAGATAACACTTATTTTCACTATTGCAAGAACTTTCTTTATTATTTTCAATAATTTATTATTTGACAATAAGGATTAATGATGTATCTTATACATAACTCTAACTGAAAGGTTGCCAAATGAACACAGATTATCCGAAATTGTACGATTATTGCGATGAAATGCTACGTGCAAACTATCCAAACTCAAAGAAGTTCACTCCATTCCTCAAGAATAAGACGCATAAGATGCTAGAAGAGATCGAATGCACACTTGATGACTTTGATAAAGGATTAGCATTATATGAAGAAACCGAAGAGTATGGAGACGCGTACTCGCCTAGCGCAAAGATGTTAAAGAAGTATATAGTGTCATCTAGGGGTGACAAAGAGTTAAGTACAGACAATAATAAGATGGTTAAGTACTTCGCAGCTATGGTTAAAGATCATGGGTGGGAGGAAGCTTATAGTCGGTTTAGTCATGGTACATCAGAGGAAAAAGATTGGATGAGTAAGTTTAGCGTAGATGCTAAATATTGTTGCTTTCCATCTTGGTATAAAGAGTATTTGGAGATATTCTTTACTGGTGATATAATTGAATCACAGCGATATTACATAGAACATACCGATAAAGCCGATAAAACGGCACTATACCAAGAGCTTGACAATTACATAAGAATTGGTAATAATAGAGCAAAGAAGTCGTTTGTGGTGTTTAGACCAAAAGTAAAGGCTACACCTAAAACCCTTGAACAACTACGCCGATTTAAGCTAAAAGGGCGTTTAAGTAAGGATAGAGTGTAATAATGGATGAAGTAAACGCAATATTCTATGTAGCTAGGTGTGGTAAGCCACATTCTTGGCTAATTGGATTGTTTACTAAAAGTAAGCAGCATACAACCCAATACTCACATGCAGAAATACAATTACCAGATACATCATGTATAGGCTCAGATGAAGCAGACGGTGGTGTTAGGATGAGAATAGGACTAGACACTAACAATGGGTGCTGGGCTAAGATAAAGGTTCCTGTGCCTAACTTGTCTGGCGGTTTAGAGTTCTATATTGAAACTAAGAACGATAAATACGACTGGGGACATATAGGTTCATGTGTAACTAAGCCATTTAGGAAGCTATTTAAGTATGGCAAGGCTAAATGGATCAAAGATAGCCCTAATGAATGGGTATGCGATGAATGGCAGTATGAGTTTTTACGTAGATGTGGGTGTGATTTACCTAAATTAACTGACGTTGGCAACCCTAACGAAAACTATGATATTATTAAAGCGTATGTTCTGAAACTAAGGCAGGTTAACCCTTAACAGAGGTGAGCTATCTACTCTTAATTGAGTGCAGTATTCTTTTCATTCCTTTTGTTTGGCCCATGCTAGAAATGACACTAGCATGGGCTTTTTTAATTAATACTTCAATTCATCATCTTCATGGCCAATCTCTCGGTATTGGGCGCAAGCGTCTGTATACAAACCATCTACGCAAACGCGAGGGTACTTTGACCTGCTATAGTTTATAGGAACAGGCGGACCCGCCCTACATCGGTAATCCACCCTATACTCACATACCTCACAAGTCTTATCTATCCATTCCCTACTCATCACTACCCCCTAATTAACTCCCAGATCCATCACAATCCAATTCTAGCTCCTCAGCCACCTTAACTACCTGAGCGTAAGCCTCGTCCACTGTTGCCCCATTAGAACGTGCGGTAAGGTATTGTATGTACATTATGTCTGAAGAATCGGTTTCTTTTAAGAATTGTTGTACGTTCATTGGTTTATCCTTTCAAATGGTTAGTCTCTTGTCAAGTCATATAATTCAGCATCTTCCCTTGTCATAAGCTTTCCAGCTCTATAACAAGAATCAACTTCTTTAGTTTCTTTATAGTCTTTAATTTCTTTATCTTCTTCATTAGGTGTTAGCTCTTTGTTAGCTCTTTGTTGGCTGTCTGTTAGCTCTTTGTTAGAAACTGTGTTAGTTGGTTCTTCTTGAGATTGGTAAGTGTCCCATTTTACTATAGTTATGAGCCTTCCTGTCTTTGTTGATTCGTTTGTTAGAAATCCCCACTTTTCTAATTTTTTGAGTGTAGTTCGTATGTTTTGTTTAGAAACATCTTTTGCGCAGTTCTTTTTTAGAGAGTCTAAAGAAGTTATAAACTGGCCTTCCTTCGTTTCATATACCTGACCCAACCACTCCCACTTACTAGGCTTGAAATCTGCTAGCATAAGTATCTGCATCATCACATCTCTCTGTTTAGAGTCTAGTATCTCATACATCTCATTGTATTGCAGCTTACGCCACAACTTAACCCAGCCAACACGCTTGACTTTCTTATCCATCTTTAACACCTACAAACACAAATAGACCTCATGCGAGGACCGAGAAGAGATCGCATAAAGCCTATTTATAATATTTTCTTAAGTGAGTTCTCGGTCACTTGTACTGCTAATTATACACAACTAAAATAAGAAGTCAACCCCCCACACGCAAAAAACATAAAAATTACCAATAATAGTTGCCCTTTTCGCACTTATGCAACAAAGGCATAGAATCATAATCATGATGTGACATACAACCCTTAGTACGACTCCTGAATACTACCTCATAAGCTTTACGCCAAGACTTATCGTTCTTTCCCCAATGATTATGCCGTCTTTTGCGGTACTTATTGGACTTTGCATGATGGTTTATCTTAAACATTGTTTACTCCTAGGAAACTTTTGTTCTTGCATGAAGAAACTTATCTAGTCGTCACTGATTAATCTAGACATTACACACATAATGTTAATTATAGTTTACATAATGTTGTGATTTATGGGTTAATGTTGACTATAGTTGACAATAGGTTGCTACTTATTGGCAATTGTCAACGTATTGTATTCTAATCAGCAAAATGTCTTAATATATTCATAATCTCGTCTTCACGCTCAACAGGCTCTGGCCCCATATTCATATTCCACAAATCGTGGTCTATTCCGTATTCGTCAATATAGTCATTGCCTAAAAACCCTGACTGCATCTCTGACAACTCGTCAACCTTGTGCTTATAACACGTTCGCTTCTGCAAATAACGCTTAGACTTAAGCTCGTTAGGCTCGTCACGCTGAGGCTTGTATGTGGGGTGATGCCTATAACTTGTTCTTAACCGATATTTCATAACACTTCCCCAAATGCTTGCTTAACGCCATCATTACGGTCATGTATTAATAATCTATGAGTTTGCCAACAATTAAAACAAAGTAAGCAAAACTGCCCTATTTGGCGATTGTTCATATCTGGATCAATCTCTAAACCTTCTATTTTAGTGTCGCACTTGTCGCATAGTACTTGTAGTTTTATATCTTCAGTCATCTAAAACTCTCCAATTTGATAGGTTGCTACTTATTGATAATTGACAACGTATTGTGTAAGTCTATACACTTTTATACGGAATAATGCTATAATTACTTCCTTTTTTAGCGTATATCCAATCTTTATTATTGAAGATGCCAGTAGTTATATCCGCTATAAGGTTAAACATCTCCTTGAGCGTCATATAGTACTTTTGACCATTAGATAGGTCTTCTAGCAAAAAGTTAACAGCACTGCGACCCTTGATGTAATCTACTATGGTTAATTGGGCGTTGAATGGCTCGTTCTTGATCCATTTAATATCATCTTTTATGCAAGGGTTATCAGGCTCCCACCCTCTTACCCACTGAACCATAGAGTAGTGACCATGAAAGATTCTCTTTTCTTTACCGTCTTCGTCCTTCTCCCATCCCATAAACTTTCTTTCAAGCGGGATTAATCCTTTGTAATACTTCATAATATATTCCTTTAAAAAAAAGAGCATATCGCATTAAGCTAATCTCAAATAAACTTAACACAACATGCTCTAGCGCCTATAAAAGCCTACGTTGGCTTAATATACAATCTTAGAGTTAACACCACACCTGTTACGCTCTCTTACAAATGATAGCAGGAAAGTCATTGCGTGTGATTCCATCTTGAACTTACTATATTTTCGCCATATTGGCGTATACCAGATACCGAACATTTGGCTTTGCACATGGTACCTATCGTCTATCTTTCTAATTCTATACCTATTCATACTGTTATCCTTCTCTAGCTAAGCTAGTTTGTCCTAAATTAATACAACATTTACCAAGAAAAACAATTAAGAAAAACAACATAACCCTAAATAAATAATAATTAATGTAACCTGTTTATGTGTCGTTAGTTAGGGGTGTTGAGTTTCTTAATTTCGTATGTTTTCTTGCCAACTATTTCTTACAATTGACACACTCTCCAACAGGCTTATAAATATGCCTATCTTGACATAAATCAGCTCTCGTCTTTATTTATCCAATTCTCTACTAAAGTAGCAAAGCCTGCTATATCATGCCAGCTATCGTCATAGTTAGGGTCTCCATTAACGATACGAGCTATTTTCTTAAAGATATAGTCTAAACCTTCGATGTGAACAACACTTAACTTGCCTTTATCGGCTTCTAACGCTACGTCAAGCAACATTCTAGACACCCTTGCGTTATCCTCAAATGACCCATAACGATTACCTCTTTCTTCTAATGTCTTATCTAAATCACTCATAATTATTCTTTATCCTTTCTTTGGATAGTTTGGTTTGTCCTGAGTTTAATTCTTCACCGTAGTGGGATACAAATGCCCTAGCCCTACAGATTCCAGCCTCTCTCTCATCTTTGTATCTTCCAACATGCTTAGATTTACCATCTATATGAATTCTAGCTCGCCACTTTCCCGAATACGTCTCCCAAAAAACTCCCAAATACTTAGAAGTTGCGCCTCTATCTGATTCTCTATTAAGGCTATTCAATAAAGCAGAAGCAACTCTTAGGTTACTCCTTCGATTATCTAATCCATCCCTATTAATATGGTCTATCGGGAACCCTTTAGGGTCTCCCATAAGAACACGGTGCATTGTTTTCTGCTTAAGCTTACCGTTAATCCTTATATGGGTTGCTGCGTAGAAACGATTATTATCAGCACTAGAAGAACACCATTGATGAATCCTTAATTTATTCATGTCTTCAACATCTATTACACATTCTTGACCTCGCGTTAGCTTGATGTAGCATAAGTCGCCTTCAATTCTATACTCGTTCTTCATGATAATACCTCAAATACACCTCACTCCACACTGAACCTAGCGGGGAATGCGTAAAGCAAGGTGCTTAAATTTGATTGTTTGAGTCGCTAGATTCATGATAAAGTATACAACATATTCTAGCTTTGTCAAGGGTTAATCGTTAAAGTCTTCGTCTGGATATCTAATATCCTCTAGGACTACCTCAAGCTGCTTTAGGCATTTTCTTAGTTTTTCTTTATGCTCAGAATAATCACTCCCGCCCGAAGCTTCCTTCCAGCACGTTGAACCAAGTTCAGCCTGTAAAAACCCCATAACCTCTTCTATTAAATCTTCACTCATTATATTATTCCTTATTTAATGTTTTTACGTGGAGAATACAATCGCCACAATACGTTAGTTAAATCTTCAGCCACTTGTATAACCTTTTCCTCAGTCATACCCCAATCAGCACCATGCAGTAGCTCATGAACTACAAGATACATGCTCTTCTTAGTCTTTTTAAACCCACTAGGTAGAAGTATGTCACCTACTAACCCTTCCTTGCTAGGTGCAAAAGGATTCATGTTAATCCCTTCAAAACCTTCAAGGTCTAGTCGGTAAGGGTGGCCGTCAAGCTGTATTTTCATCCATTGCTTAGGCATTATAATACCTTCCCACACCATCGGCCATTTGTCTTAAGAACCATTGGACATAGTAATGGTTGCGCGTTACCTATATTAATATAGTGAGAGTCAGCCCATTCCCAGCCTTTGCCAACACCTAAGTTATCATTATATGATTTAAGGCTTTCAATAGGTATGCCCAATGTTTTAGCCTTACGCTTACTTAAGCTGTCGTGATTACCTTCGGATATTTTCATCTTTGGCATGTGTGACTCTAATTCTTGACAAAAGTCCCTAGCTCTCTTTAGCTCTTCTTTAGCTGATAGTGAGCCATACTCTACCTCATGATAAGATGGGATATGATTCTCTTGAATATCGCCAACATGGAGAACGTGATCTAATTCTAACTCTTCTCTAACAGCTAAAAGAAATGGGATTGTATCTTTATGGTGATATGGAGCGTGCGTATCTGATATTACCAACGCTCTATACTTAGACCCAATAACAGCACCGCAACCCGATATAGGGCGTTTCTTCTTGTGTTGCTTGTTATATTCAAATACTACTGCCTTTGGGTCGCCTAACCAGCCAGTTATCATCGACCAGCGCAGGTTATAATGGTCTGCATGGTGAGCAGTTTCAAACGAGCTATGAATATGACCACTAACAGTACAATGGCTAAATGACGCAGCATTGTTTTTCGCGCTGGCCCCTAAATTATGCGTTAAATATAAGTTTTGATTCATTTTGACACCTCCGATATACAGTCAAAGTAAGTATCTAACTCTATCTCAGACATATCGCTAAACTCAATAGTAAGTCTTATGCTTTCACCGCAATGCGCTTGATAATGATTCGCTGCTGTGATATCGCACTTATACTTATATAGCAACTCTTTAAAATCTCTAATAAAACCTTCGTGATCTGCTTTCATAATATATTCCTTTTGTTGTTAATAGCTCTATCGGCTATACCTTAATATACTACATACAATAGGTTAATCAATCAATATTATCATTAATATTACTCATAATTCTATATGTGCTATAACATTTCTGATTACAAGTGATCTTATTAGGTCGTCTTGACTTAAATTCCTTACCACAACCACAGCAAACCTTAGTTATTAAGCGGTTAAAAGTCTTTGATTTAAGGTTACTACGCCGTATATTTAGAGTGTCGCCGTCAATATTAACAACCTTTGAGCCTCTTCTAGCATTTGCAATAAGGCGGTTTAAGTATATTGTTGAGCCTTTATAACAAGACTGAATATATACATGCTCACTGTCGGCTTTAAGAGCTGCTGACCAGTGATGCTTCTTTGCTATGTCTATATCTTCAGTATTAATAGTAGCTATAGACCCATCTTGTAAATGGATGGCCGTTAAATCGCCGTTAATTGTGTATTTATTCATTGCTTTATATCCTTTAAATCGTCAAGGTTAACCACATTACCAATAACCAACATATCAATCATGTCAATATGTCTACACTTAGTACACGTATGCAAGAAAGTAATACCGCCCTGCTGCCGTAGCTCTTCATGCCTGATCTTTATAGGTTGCCCATCAACTAAGATGAAGAAAGGCACCTTTAAAGTCAGCCACAAAGTAGCTATAATTGATACACTATTCATTGCTATCTGTCCTTATATCTACAACTGGTTCATAGTGTTTGATTTCATTCATGACCACCAAACCGCACATAGCTTCTTTGATATGCGCTACTTTGCAATCGGTGTAGATGTAATCATTCTCAGCCTCTGCAGTTGATGATAGGGTTATACACGCATGCCCATACATATCGTGCCTTAGCTCTGTAGGGCTAATCTCAACTATATGGTCAGTGTTAATCATACACTCTTTACGCTCTTCGCCTACGATCTTATCTAGTACTATAAACATTTGATTATTCCTTTATTTGCTATAATCGATTAATTGTTCAATTTCTTGTACAAACTTCTCGGTAACACATGACATATCTCGAAGGTGTCTAACATTACCCTCAACCCATAGGCCAGTTTTATCTGTTGTAAGTATAGATAACTTTCTACCGTTACGCATACCTGACATATACACTTCAAGCAAAGACTCACCGCTATTCTCAGAGTCTACAGTGCGAAATACATACCTTTCGCGCCTTCTCATGCCCTTAATGAGATCATATAGGCTTTCTACGTCTTGGGGTTTAGGAGTCTGTATAACTACCGCGTCAGCCCTGTCTACAATCTGTTGTAGCGCCTTGGTAGACTCTACGTGCGCCCATTTTTCGGTTGGGTCTGTTATGACCTCAATCATTGCGTTATTAGCCTCAACTAGCCAAGCAAAATAATCTTTTAACCCTTGGAACTCAGTGCTTATTGGTGGCGGGGGGCTAACTATATCTTTAATCCTGTTGGCAGCAATGGGGGCGTTATTGCTCTTTTTGCTTAGTCTTCTTTTTGCTCTTTGTAATTTTCTTTTTGATGACATGATTAATTCCTTTGTGTTTGTTTTAATTCTTTTTTAACTCTATTAATAACCGCTTTGTCCAGAATCCACTCGACTAGCTCTTTGATCTCTGGGTCTTTATCTATCCTAGCTTCTATCTCGCTATCGCTTAGACCTAATTCTTTGAACTGTTTTACCTTATGGGCTTTAATTCTATCTTTAATACCGATAGCATCGTTCATGGTGCAATGACATTTCTTTTCATCTAACATGATATTAATTCCTTTTTGTAGATTTCTTTTTGCTTAATGCCTTTAAACCCAACACCGCCAACATAGGCAATACGATTTTAAGCGTAGGATTGTATGTTTTATGTTGCAAGTACTTCCGAGCGCCTTCATGCTGAAACCCATAAGCTACCTTCAGTAACTTGTAAACCGTCCATCCTTTAGCTTTGCGTTCTTGCTCTATGCGTTGTTTAATCCAATCTATCTCTACATTTTCCAGTTTCATTATTTAGTCCTTTCTTTGTATAGCTTGGTTATCTTCTTGGCGTAAGGTAAAGTAGCTTTCTTTTTGTAGCCTTGTGGGCCACCGTTCCACATACGCCCTAATATTACAAGGTTTTCAAGTTCGGTGTTGTCTTTGATTATTCGCTTGGGGCCATAGTGATTCATATAGTCCTCACACATCATTTTTGATGTTACGCGGTCAAGCCTGTCTTTATATCGGTAATAGTCTTCAGAGCAGTCTTTAAACTTTAGTGATTGTATTCTATTAATATCGTCAACCATGATCTTATGTATCTGCAAGCAGCCAACAGCATCGCCATTATCACCAATAGCAAGATTATCTCCACCAGATTCAATCTGAATCAATATGGGTATTAAGATTTTAAGTAATACTTCCATCGTTAGTCCTTTCTATTCGTTATTAATAACCTTGTATACCATATAAAAAACATAAACATTATAATCCCTAAAGAGAATAAAAACCCATAGCTACAGGATAACCCGCCAGCTTCAAGGTTAAAATTGTTTGTTAGTAGTTGCATTGTGTTACCCTTCTATTTTTTCTGTCACTGTGAAAGAGTATGACATTGATTGGCGCTTTATGTCGTTACCTGTAACTTGTTTGTATATATCGATTTGGTCGTCAATTGTTGCTTTCGATAAATGCGCCATGATATGTGCTATTATTTCATTCATTTCTATTGTGTATGTTTTGTTCATTGCTTTAATTCCTTTTGTTAAGGGGCTATTCCTATGTTCCAGTTTTCGTAATATTCATCCGAATTAAAGTTGTCTATAAATTCATTGTACCTCCCACCAAGCAATACTCTCAGGGCTTGGTCTAGCGTGTATTGCTTATGGTGGCCTCCATCATATACTCCCCATTCCATGATAATCTCTATTGCTACTCTTATTTTGTTTGCATCGTTCATTGCTTTGATTCCTTAGTAATTTCTTTATTCCATTGTAGGTTCCAATCCCAAATTGCCTTGTCTGGCGTTGAGCCGAATCCTGCTATCCCTGTTTGAATATCATCACCATACAGGCAGCACCATTGATCCCCGTCTATAAATATCTTAGGTCTAAGCAAGTTAAATCTTCCGAGTTCTTCTTGCTCAATGGTGTAAGCTAATCTTGATTGGTTAAGCATAACTTCATTATGTTGCCTCGCACTGCTTTCTACTTGTAATAATTCTTCGTGTGTCATTGTGTTGAGTCCTTAAAAAATGGGCATCCGTTCCCTGTTTGCAATCCTTTTAGTCTTTACGCTCGTTTTCACGATATGAAGTGTACCCACTGCCAGTTGTGCGACCTGATGCCCTTGATTTATACGGGTCGTCGTCGCCTTTATAATACCAGCGTGTTGTATAGCTATGATCCACAGTGGTTTCACAACCTGTTAAAGCTATAACAAATCCTATTAGCAACGAGCTAATCAATATCATTCTTACATATAACATATTAAACCTTTCCATTTGCACGACGATTGATTTCAAGAGACTTTAGCCGTTCTATAGTCTTACGGTGCTATCGTCGTTCGTTTTGTCCTTGTTGGCCATTGTGACGCAATTTAAAGGACTTTATCTTGACCATGACCTTGACCTTGACCATGACCATGACCCTGACCTTGACCTTGACCCTGACCTTGACCCTGACCTTGACCATGACCTTGACCCTGACCTTGACCATGACCCTGACCTTGACCCTGACCCTGACCTTGACCCTGACCCTGACCCTGACCTTGACCCTGACCATGACCTTGACCCTGACCCTGGCCATGACCTTGACCATGTGACGGCGCTAGCTTGAATTATCATTTCATCACTCCGTAAGACTCAATTGACGCCATAGTCACACGCCACTCTTTATGGGGTAGCTGCTCTGCGTTTTCCCAATCCTTATCCTTAAAGTCCCCTGTCTCATATACTATGCTCGGGGCTTCAAGTAACACAAAGGTGTCATTTACGCCTGTAAGTTTTCCTGTGTATATATATCTACAGCAAAATAGCGTAATTACCTCACCAAGTAGTGATTCCATGCCTTGTCCTTCTACTTCTTGAACTTCTACTAACTTCTTCATAATTTAACCTTTCAAATGGTTGTTGTGCCTTATTTGGCGTTATCTTAGTTGCTCAGTGATTATAATTGACAAGCTTGTATCTTGAGTTACTATAAAGAGTATGGTTATAGCGGATAGTATTAGTGATGATATAATTATAGTTCGCATTTTATTACCCTTGCTGCTATTTCGTTAGCTTCGCTTATGCCTATAGACTTACCTTTCTCTATAGATAAATTGATTAATTGGTCTAACATAGACTCTTTAATATTTAAGGGATAATCACCAAGTATTATCTCTTTTGATAGTGTTGTGGCGTCTTTGTGCGTAGTCATTGTATTAGCTCCTTAGTTTAAGTTAGCAAGTGTATATTCACCTGATTTAATCTTTTTACGTGTTTCTGCGATGCCTTCGTCTAGAAACTGGTTGCGATACTTGCCTGTCGTGGTGCTATAATCCCACTTCTTAGCGTCTAGGAATACTTTATAACAATTACCAGTGTTACCACATTCGTACGCCTTAAATGCAATTACTGTATCATAGCTTTGAAATGCTGTTCCGGTGTAGCTGTCATCGGGCTGAATAAAAGTAGATTCATCGATGATAAATTGATTAGCTACTTTGTTGCCGTTGTTGCTTGTCATTTGTTGTACTTTAATCATGGTATTATTTCCTTGTTGTTTGAGTTTAGTTATTAAAATGCACCGTCTTTATACCATGTGCCATAGTCTTCAATTGTCTTGGTTTGGGCATAATAGCGGTCTTTGTTGTAATATGGGCGATTGGAGCATATGTTTATATACTTCATCTCTGAGCGTTTACTTGCATTATCTGCAACGATTCTAGCTTGACTGTAGCTGTCACATTCAAATATAAGCTTATTAGTCTTGTTATCAGCCATGCCCCAGCCACTCATAAATTTATCGGTCATTGTTACGTAGCATACTGGCTTAGTTGTTGTTTTAGTTGTCATTGTTTTAATCCTTTTTGTTGTTTAGTTGTTATTTTATAATCACGTTATAGTGTTTTTTAAGTTTATCTATTTGATGCAGGTTAAAAGTCTTACGTCCCATTAAATCAAGTATAAGAGCAGAAATAGGGCATGATGGGTAATATAGCGTGTTGCCGTATACTTCTTTGGGTTGTAGTGTTATAGTTTGCATTGTTTGGCGTCCTTGTTTAAGTGTTATTAGATTAGGTTTAATTTAGTGGAATGACTTGGCTCTATCTCTTTTCCGCATTCAGGGCATTCATCATTGCTTTTTGAATCAGCGGTATCCATCCATACTATACCACAATGGATATAATTGTTAATATATATGTCTTGAATCTTCATAGTATCGCTCCGTTAAAATATGGGGTTATTTAAAGTTATCTGATGTTACAATCTCTTGTACCCAAACCTTAGAAGACCAATTGCCTTCACTCATACACTCAGGGCAACAATCATCTAGTGTAGTAGTTATTCCAAAGGTAGAATCAAGTATCGTGTTGTGTTCACAACTATTGCATTCTAAGTAAGGTGTTTTAGTTCTGGTAATCATTGTCTTGTATTCCTTATTAAGTGTTATTAGCTTCATTGGTTAAACTATACTATATCAATCGGGCATTGCAAATAGAAACTTGATAAAAAACAATAAAAAACATAAAAAAACAATAATCGCCTTGCATTGGCTTAAAATAGGGGTATATTTAATCCATACCAAATTAGTAGGGATTAAATAGTTAAGGATTAAATAACAATGAATGATAAAGAGATACACAATGCAACATTAGCAGAACTAGAGACTGCTCTTGCAGGTATGGGAAATAGATACGAGCTAGGTTTAGATTGGGTTGCAGTATATGACAAGATGGATAATGAAATTAAGGATAGATATAAGACTATTAGAGAATGCAAGTCGTTAACGGGTAAGTAGTTATGTTTAGGATAGTGGATAGAATGTTTAGTATAGTATATCGAGGTATTAGGTTTGGCTTATAATCCAAAATCATTGGAGAACTTTAAGAACGTTGGAAAGGCTGAATCAGGCAATCCTAGTGGTAGACCAAAGGGTTTGGCTATCTTTGCTAGTGTTAAGGATATGCAAGACTGGACTAAGGAAGAGTTAGAGACTTACATTGCTGATGGTAATAGTACTGCTTTAAGATTAATTGGTGCTAACTACTTACTCAGGGCGTTGAATGGTGATGCTAAGTGTGCTGAGTATCTAATAGATAGGGTTGAGGGTAAACCTACTATAACACAAGACACCAACGTCAACGTGCAAGGCTTACAACAAATAGGTCAAGACGTAAGCACTAACGACACAAAGCAAGTACAATCAATCGTCAATACAATCACTGAGGCTAGTAGCGCAAAGGATGAACTAATGAATAGAATGAATACAGACATAGTAGATACCAATACCGCTAACCCTACTAAAGACTAACAGCATTATTTACGTAGACTAACATCACAATAGTATTAAGCTCTTTTGTGTACCTTTTTGTTTGTTCTCTGTAATAATTACGCGAAAGATAATCAATGAATAAATACATAAAAACTAATGAGATTATAAGGTGGTCATTGGCTGAGGCAGCACGTAGAGCCAGTAGCGTAGGCACCCCACCCCCCGAGATGGATAATGGGGAGGGGAGAGAGGAACCCCAAACACCCCGAACCCTATATTTCAACTGTAGCCAATCAGATATACCATTAGGATTAACTTATTCAATGGACACAACAGGTTACAAATACGATGTATATAGTTTATTGAAATTAACACATGCACTTTAAAATAAAAAAAATAGCGATTGCTATATAACCGACATAGACTTAAAGGAATAGACAATGAATTACAATGATGTAGTCAAGGCTAGGAATCTTGTAGAAGACTTATATTTAGAATGTGGAGATTCTATGCGTGAGGATAGATATATGCTTACTATGGAGGTTTTAGACAAGTTTTTTGACGTTCTATTAACTGGAAGCTACAAGATAGACTCAAAGGAATAGGCAATGGATATAGTATGTTATATTATTGTAGGTTTGATGATACTGGTGATACTAGATGTTAGTATATAGTTACTTGCTAATGATTGAAGTAGCTCAAGCAACAGTCGAAGCCCTTAAGGGTCTTCTTAGTGTTGGTCTCTCTTATCCC